CTTTGTAAAAAATATGCTTTCTCTCGATAAGCGGACCGTGAATCATGCATTGATGCATCATTATTTTTTACTCCAGATAATCGATACATTTTTCAAGCAACGCAATATCATCTTTTAGTTTCCCTATCCCTGAATTACATGAACGACATAAAAGGCCTCTGATCGCATTTGTCTCATGACAGTGATCTACAAATATACAATCATCTTCCTTTGTCGAAAAAACCAATTCTATTCTTTTACTACAAATAGCACATTTATTATTTTGTTTTAACAATAATTCTTCTTTATGCTCTTTTTTTATACCCATTCTTCGAAGAAGAGCCCTTTCTTTGCTACAAGACTTACACCTTTTATGAATGTAGAGACCATTCTTAGAATAAATAACATCATCCCCAAATATCTCCCCATGCACCGCACATTTAAACCATAGACCATTAGCTGGCACGCGAACAATCGATATCTCCCCATGCACCGCACATTTAAAAAACTTAATTTCCATTTTTAAATCTCTTTAAATACGCAATCGCAGAGCGAATAATATCCGGATTGTATTCAAACAAACCAAGACCCATATTGCACTCAGAACAAAGAAAAGCTTTAGCTTTACGTGTTTTAGGACAAAGCGACAAACATAAATTCATCGGCTTGCCTTTAAATGTTCTTGTCTCCGGGTTCAAACAAATTTTACAAACATTATTTTGGTTTCTTAACATTTCTTGATATTGATCGACAGTAATCCCGGCTCTTCGACAAATTTCCACAACATTACGCAAAGAGCCTTGTTTCTTCCTGTGATTAGCGGCCCATTGCCTATACTTTTCGGGATTTAATTTCCTATCTTCAGCAACCTTAATATCGGAAGAATATTTTTGATCGCTTAATCCTTCTCTGTATAATCTTCTAGCTTCTTTTCTTGCACTACTAGCGCTTGACCGATGACATAACTTGCATCGAATATACACAGAACCCGGCGCCCTATCTTTTCTTTCCCTAATAGAAACCTGGTCCGCAGTCAGCGGACCATGCTTTTTACACGTTTTTATTATTTCCATTTCATTTAACAGAATTGCACAAAACACCATATTATAATGCTTTTGGGCATTGCGCAATATCTACATAGGCTGGAATCCGCGCCCAAGGTTGATCTGCGCCCATGTCAAGCCATTGATTCTATTAGCATTTAAAATAGAAGCTTTGACATTAGTGAGGTCTGGTGGTGACACATACATCAATTCACGCTCCATTGTTCTGAAGATTTTCTCAGATTCTGGATTAAACATAATACCGTATTCAGAACACATGTAACGCGCCAAAGCATAACGCAGATACTCAATATAGCCTGTATCGTAACCTTGGTTAGAGCTATTAATGAAAGTATAAGGCACAGACTCGCTAATATCTGTTAAATCCGTGTCTAAAGTGACATCAACAAGAAACAGCTTGACCATCATTTTCATAGTGTAATCAGACTGCGGCTTGAAATAGACAGCTAAATTACCGCCTCCAAGGCAACGATTAAAGTTCCAGTTAAAAGGCAGGGATTGAACGTTATCTGCCCTTGCTGAGCCATAATAGTTGACCCGAGTTGTCGGTTGCATAGGATAGCGAACCACATCGACGTTAAAAGTAGCAGATTCAATGGCTGCGACATAAGGCAAATAATAGAATTCTTCATCTTGAGTCAGGTCCATTGAGATGTAGGTGTAATAAGGAATGAGATCGATTTCAATCTGCTTAAAGTTTAACAAAGCATTAAGCATGAAAAGACCTTCGTTAATCTGGTCACCGGTTGGCACCTGCAAGCCTCTCGCCACAATGCCCGACAAAAACCAAGCTCTTTCAATAAGCTTCCTTGCTGTATAAGCCATTATGGCCTCCGCTTCAATCTATTACCTCAAGTCTATCAGATTTTTTGAACTTTGCAGTGTTTACATTTTATGCGCATGCCGATACAATCGAAGAGTCTAAACAAAAGGAGATACATCATGAAAAAGGTTGATATTACACACATTTCTGGCGGGGCGCATCCTGCATTTTATCCTGTGGCTGGCTGTGGTTCTTTTATGCTTTTGCAGTATATTGATAATCCCAAGTCCACTGCGCATGATTATGGACGTAGCTGTTTGCACGGAGCCGTTCATAGCATGAACCCTGCTTTAGGCATGACATCAAGAATTGGAAATGGTGTTTTAAGGTATACAGGTGGGATTGCTTATGGGGCTGGCGTAAAGTATGGCATGAATACTATCTTTAGAGATAAGGCTCATCAAAAAGCCGATAGCTGTCAATTTGACTTGGATTTATACACAATGCAAAACTTTGCTTCGGATGATTAATATGACTTCTATACCGTTTATCAAACATGCGCTTGCGGCTCTTAAGAGTCAGGAATTATGGATTGCCTTTTTGGCGATGACTGGTGGACTGCACTTGTTCGATCAGGCTGCTTGTTGGTATTGGCATTACCCTTATATCCAAACGATGCCGCACTTGGGCGTGTTTGCGATTTGCTTTATGACACGCTGTCAACGTATAGAAGAGGGTGCCCTGTAAAAGGCACCCTTTTTTATTAAGAAGGATAAGCTGCTAAAGGAGCTGCTGCATAGCCAACGACAGAGAAAGACAAGCTATCAGAAGATGAGCTTACTTTATAGTCGAGAGCTGTGTGGGAGCTTCCATTAGGGCCAGCAATCACTTGCACATACTGAGTCTGAGCAACGCCAGCGGATTGTGCAGAAATCGTTACAAGGCCTGTTGTAGCACTGCTATCAGCAGGACGGAACTGCACATAGGAACCAGCAGAAGCAGGAATGTAAGTTACAAGCAATTGCACAATAACGTTTGGCAAGCTTGCAAGAGGTACATAACTGTTCAGATCGACTTCTGCAAAAGACGTAGAAGTTCCACCAGACAGAGCGGCTGAAGCGCCTGATAGATAGTAAGAAGAAGCATTCTTCATCATTTGCACTGGGTTTGTTGAGAACACAAAGTTCGATGAACTGTTAGTGGAAGCAAATCCCAAGAGACGATAAGAATCATATCCTGAAGGCAATAAAGGATAAGCATTGCTGGATAGAGACATGAGACCAGCCACTGGCTTGTATCCACGGGAATCGCCAATCAAATAGATAGCGTATTGAGTGGAAGCAGCTAGTGAGCCTTGATCGAGACCATTAGCACCAGAAGATTCTGCATTCACAAGCAAAGGCTGTTGATAGTTCAGATATTGAACAGCAGGAACGACTTGGCCTTGCAAATCAGAAAAACTGACTGGCATATCAATAACATCGTTGGAATCACGAGCTTGACCTGGTGCGATAGCAATGATTTTAGTGCTTGCAACAGATAAGTCTAATCCGCTGATGTAAAGAAAAGGCAGCGAATAAACGGGGGAGTTTTGAATAGTAGCCATTTTTAATCCTTAATTTGAAGCGTTGATAGACGCAGGCCTATTTATTTATGATAGACCTACGCTTTTCTCTAATGCCTTATCCTTGTGATAAAGGCACAATAATTCTCATGGAATACTCAGGAACGAGTATGCTTCCATGGGTTTCATCGTAGATCATACCGCTTTGGTTTTGTCCAAAGACACTACCATAAGTTAGACGCATAGAAACACCCGTTTCCTCATCATATTCATTCGCTGTCATGTACGGATCTTGTTCTGGCAATCTTGGCATAGCTAAGAATAAAGCATCTCCACCGCAAACACCGCCTGCTCTATGGGATAGAAGCCCCTTGATTTGCATACCTGCTGCAATAGGAGCGTTTAAGTTTTGATTTTGTCCGCCAGCCCAGTTCAGAGCAGGGAAAATATTCAATACAACGTTTCCTGAAGAATCAGACGCCGCATCAGCTGTTACACGAAACTGGACAGGGTTAGCACTTGGGAAGTGACCGATAAATGTCAAATAACGCAAGTTGGTCTGGCCGCTAACGCTATCTTGGAACTGGAATAAATCGCCAGAATAAACAGCATCCGCATCGCTTGCAGTCGCACCACTGACTGTGATTTGAGTCACGTTTTGACCTGTCGGGTCGTTGACGGAAACAACAGTTAAAGTATCTTGGTCAACACCAGTGTTACCGGAAGTGTGAAGCGGCATTAAGTTAGACTGATAATAATCGACTAATGGTGTTCCAAAAGAACCAATTTCCCAGCTATTAGCAATCTCATCGTTACGACGTGGAACGAATTGGTTTAAACCGCTACCAACGATGGAAGGCACAACAGTATCAGGAAGACGGACTGTAATCCCATCAGCAACAGCGCCATAGTTCTTAAAATACATAAGCATGCTAGCTAATTGTTGATAAGAAGAAAGTGCTGTAGAACCATTACCATAAAAACGATAAGGTCCTGAGTTAGTATTCATAGCGCCCGTTAACTGGCTAACAACAGAAGAATCCCAGTTCTTAGCAACGTTACCTTCGACTCGTGTAGCCAATTCAGCAATAGCAGACTTACCAAACACCCTCATGTAATCTTCTTCGCCTTTCTCTAAGTTAAAGATTCGCTCTTGAGATGTGACTGAGAAAGATGTGTTGTTAGACTGATCGCAAACCAAAGACTGAACGCGCTGATTTGCAGACTGCCAAGATGCTACAAGACCGGCACTTGTTGTAAAACGAGGTGGCAAGTCAAAAGTCACTGTTGAACCTAGGTTTGCACTAATCTTGTCAAAGTTCTTAAAGCGTGTGTTCGCTGTAGCAATGTGACAGCATAAGTTTTGCAAAAGCGCCAAGCCAGAACGTTGGTAGGTCTGGACCTGTTGCAGGGTATTACTTGGATAAATAGCCATTTTATGTTCCTAATTTAAAACAATAAATTAAGTCCTAGGCCCTGTACTTGTTCTTCAATGAACGCATATCAGTCGCTGTCGGACTCATGCCCAAAGAAGGTTTTTGTTGTGATAAGGGTGCATTGGCTTGCTTAACAGTAGCCGCCTCCTGCTTGTCTTTAATAGAACGCGATAATTTGTTCATATCGTAAATCGCATCTTTTGGACGCAAACGATAAGCCTGCTCTAAAAGCGCTAACTTACTACGATTATTCGCTAATTCATAAAGAACATCAGCAGCATTGTCTACGTTTTCTGCTAACATTTGCACAACTGACGGATAAGCGGACATATCTAAATCTTGAGCAACGCGATCGAAATCTTCATACTTCGTTCTTACATCTGCAATCTTCGATTGAAAATTTCCAACAATACGCTGAACTTCTGATTGCATTTGAGCATCTTCTTGCTGCCTGATCCACTCTTCTCTTTGACGAGCAATTTCTTCGCTTGCTAATTTCTTAACTTGCTCCGGATCTAACATCATCCCATGCCCCATGTTCGATGCCTGCTGCTGCGTATAACGCTCAGCGGTCTCACGACGCACTCGACCTACAATCTCATTAAGCTCTGCTTGATTAAATAGTCTTTCTTGCTTCTGCTCTGTAGCCTGTGGCTGCATAGCTGTATCCATGTTTTCCATATCTTTCATTCCTTCTAGTTATAACCCCACCACGGTAACACCCAAATAACGCACTGGTAGCGAACTATTAACGCCGTTACGCTTAAAACCCCAACAAGCCATGGGTCTGCAATGTCGACACTTTGAATGTAGCAAATGCTTGAAAAAAGTGCAAATACAATAAAAAAAGGCCCGCGAGTCATAGCGAGCCTTTTCATAGAACTGTAGTGTCGGAAGTCATAGTTCAACAACACGAGGAGGTCATCACCGTGTTACTTTTACTATAGCCTTTCTCATGCGCGGCACAAGTCAGTTAGTTAAAGAACATAATAAGAAATCTTCACACTGCCTGAATAACTACTGCCAGTGCCATTGTAAAGCGTAATAGCTGCCGAGCCTGCAGATACAACACAAGCGACATTCAATAAGTAAGGTGTTGTGCCACCAGAAAGACTAATGAGCACTGTGCTATCAGCTGCAATATAACTGTTCGTCCAAGTAATCGCATAAGTCCCCGCGGAAGAAATGCTCATGGAACTCGTTGTAATCACTCCGGCTTGTCCATTAGCCGTGACCGCGTTGCTCGCTTCTGTCGCGCTCGCTTTGACGATAGCGTTGTCTACAATCCACTCTGTTAAAGTGATAATACCTTCGCCATCGACAGCTACTGTGAAAATAGCGAAATCACCCA